CACTGAGCCGTCCTGCTTGTACTGGACAGCATTGCGACTATACAGGTCCACCGCCAGCCGACCAATAACCGATTCAGCCTCCACCGGGACGTCCAAACGGTTGCAGTAGTCTTTGAAAAAGGCCTGTGCATCGGCAAGAATCAAGGGTAGCACCTGATCTTGGCTTAGGTCATCTATTGGAATTCCCAGACGGGTTTTCAGGTTAGCGAGAGTCATGGCCTACTCACCTTCTTCCGTCCAAAGAGCCTCCCGCAATTCATCCTTGTTCATTTTGTAGTAATCCTCAACTCCTTTATCTTTGGCAATCATCCGAAGCTCCTGGTAGGTCATTTCCTCCAGTGGTTTAAATAGTTCCTTCGCCTTGGCCGCTTCTTCTGCGGCCTTCATGGCGGCTAATTCTCTCCGGCGTTTATTGAATCCGGTTACGCTCATATTCATCACCTCGTATTCAAGGGGGCAGAAGCCCCCTCTTTTATGCTACCAGCGTATCCTTACTGGTCTTGTTGGTTACAGTATAGCCAAGAATAGTGCCGCCAGTAATGGTTAAGGTCTGCGTATCTGCCGCAACACCTCCAGTAGTGGCGGTGGATTCAGCGGCTTCAGTGACTCCATCAGAGGCACCATCGCCTGCTCCATCGGCGATAGCTATATTAAGGGTATCGTCATTAGCAACTGCCAGTTTTCGAGTCAGGACAACATCTGCTCCTTCTCCGGAAACGTCAAACATACTTGTAACAGCCGCATCAGCCACAAGGGCAGCCCGGCAGGCCGCAGCTATAGCTGCAGCATCATCATTTAGTTCAACAGGAAAGCTGATGGCCTTGGGTGATCCGGTCATGCCAGCAGCGGTAACAGTTACCTTTGCGTTGCCGGCAGTTGTAATGGTACCAGCGCAGGTAGCGGTTTCCACCTGTTTGGTGCCCCCTGACCAGGCTCCCGTATACTCGATGTCGATAGTGCCTTGGCCATTTTCCAGGGATACTTTTGTGGCACTATCCGCTATCGCCGATGTTCCATCACCCGCGGTGGTCTCAGCAACGGCAGCCTCCAACTCACCAGTAAACCACTCATGGACGGTCCCATCGGCAGCCTGCAGCTCAACCTGAACAGTACGGACAAACTTCTCTGCGGCTCCACCGACTGCGGCATTTACAGCGGCGGCAGAGTTAGCCAGAGTGGCAGGGGTCAGGACTAATACCAAATCCCCAGCCATAGCCTTTTCGATGGCTATCATATAGTCATAGAAATCATTCGGGGTGAACGTGAATCTCTTGAGATATTCAGGTATTCTCATTAGCTCACCCACCCTTACGCCAATTTGTGTTTAAACTGGACGATACGGACGTTCTTGCTCTCGTATACCCGCTTCCAGTTCCTGTAGTTAGCCAGCTCGGTGTTGGAAGGGGTAGCACCGTCCACAGAAACGTTCAGGAAAGCAACTCCACGAGGGTGGAGAATAAAATGTCTTCTGTTGATCAGGATATCATCACCGGCCAAGGAATCACGGTCCATTTCGGTCGGTACAGGAGCCGCGCCCTCACCCCATCCAAAAGCACCTTGACCAAAGATGTAGGTGGTGTACACACCGTTTGCTACGGGTAACCCATCGTCTTCGATTACTGGCTTGCTCAGGAAGTATTTAATGGTCGGTTTGCCTTCTGAACCTGGGATGGTCTCAATCAGATCATCCTTGGTCAGTTTTGCAACGGTCGCACTGTGCATGGCAAAACCAGTCAATCGCTGGTTTGCATCGCCTAACTTATACAGAGCATCTACAGTGGTGCCTGCCGCAATCGAGCGAGTTGCGGCAGTGCCTTCCGCAGAGATGTCGTGGATATTACCATCCATTTCGGTGGCGGAGTCGCCGAAAATACCAGCCAAGGTGCTAATCAACACGGACTGAAAGCGTCTGGCCCAATATAAAGCCACCAAATCGCCTATGGCTTTCATGGGATCGTCCCCGGACAATGCTTTTGCTAAGTCGTTTACGCTCCAAGCGCGGCCACGGGCCAGAAGGGCAGCTACGTCCTTACTTGCTGAAATTTTACCGACAGTCAGCGCAGTTTCATCATCCAAAACTTCGTCGGGTCCGTCCAGGTCTTCCCAGTACGGCATATTGATCAGTTTACCTCCGGCTCTGGCCAGAGTGTCCAGTTGTTCTGAACGGGCAATAATACCGGACTGGTAGAATGCTGACAGTTCAGCGGTTCTCTCCACAACATAAGGATTAAAAACTGAAGGGACAATCACGTCAGTGATAATGGTTTTGGTCACGGTCATAACTATTTACCTCTCTTTCATTATTTGGCTTGCGCCATCATCTGCCGGGCCAGCTCGGGATTATCCCTTATGATCCGGCCCTGTTCAGTTAGGTTAAAGGTCTCTTTCTTCCACGGGTTAGTTTGGCCGGAGCCGCCACCACCGGTATTGGGTGGGGTGCGTCCGCTTTCCTTGAACTTCTCCTCAACGGCCTTCTGAATATGGGTCTGGAATATGCTCTCCACGGCAGTCAAGTTGCTTACAGTCGTATCTTCGTCTTGCCCCACGAAGTACGATACCAGCTCAACCGGCAGCCCCTTCTGTGTTGCGAGTGTAGTTGCTTTGTTTACCAGCTCGGACTTGACGCGGGCCTGTCGTTCTTGTGCCAGTTCCTCTTCAAGCTTCCTGAGCCGTTTTTGCTCCTCGGTCTCACCGGGGAATTTCTTTTTAATCTCTTCATCAAGCAGGGTAGGCAAAGTTTTTTCTTTCCAGGTTTCCAAGCCTTTGGTGAAGTGCTGGTCTAACCTGGGTTGAAGTACCTTCTTGCCTTCTGCAGTGTCCAGGAATGCGGTTACTCCCTCAGGTGTTATTGGGTATAGCCCCCTGAGGTAGTTCTGCACTTCCTGATTGTCTTTGTTGTCCTCAATGATTTTCTTAAGACTTGCTAATGGCATAAACTTATCCTCCTCTTACTTGCCCTCACCAGTTCGCGCCTGGGAGTGCATGTATTTAATTTATTCTTTCGAGTCCAATCACCTGATCTCTGAATTCAT